CACCATTTGGAGTTATACTCCTGGCGCTGGTCGCGAACTTATCTTTAAAGCAAGAAACGATATCGTTTTGAATAAACCCCATATTAAACGGTTTGTTACACTAAGTCCTCCGACTGAAATGGCCAGACGCTTTCATATTAAAAACGGTGCAACCGAATTTAGAAAGAATTTGGACACCGTAAATTACGAATATGCTTGACACGATATAAATATTCTGTTATAATATGTTTTTAAGGTGACAATATGAATGAACTTAACAAAGATCAAGCAGCAATTCTTCAGATTTTACAAGAAGAATGTGCAGAAGTAATTCAAGCAACATCGAAAGTATTTCGATTCGGATTGTTTGATACCCACCCAGATACCCCAAGCAAAACAAACACGCATCATCTTGAAGAAGAATTAGGTGATGTTCTGGCAATGATTGATTTGCTAGATTCGCATAAAATTATTTCCTATAGTAATATAATTCAGTTCAAACAAAGAAAGTTCGAAAAGCTACGTACTTGGTCAAAGATCAATGTAGATTACAAGGGATAAACAAACGCGAGTGTGGTGGAATTGGTATACACACAAGACTTAAAATCTTGCGCCGCAAGGATTGAGGGTTCAAGTCCCTCCACTCGTACCATTTTTATATTAAGGAAAATTATGTCTATTACATTAAAGAACTTGGAAAGTGCATTGGCTGGCGAGTCAATGGCACATATTAAATATCGTTACTTTGCTAAGATTGCACGTGACGAAGGATTCGAAGATATTGCAAAACATTTCGAACATACCGCAGATCAAGAAATTAAACACGCTTGGGGACATTTGGATTTGCTAGTAGGCACACCAACAACTAAAGAATGTTTGCAATTGGCTATTGTCGGGGAAACATATGAATACACTAAAATGTATCCTACATTCAAAGCACAGGCGCAACAAGAAGGTGACAATTTTGCTGCAAAAGAAATTGAAAATCAAATTCAAGAATCTAAAGAACACGCCGAGCATTTTATGGAAATCATGCAAAAAGCAGAGAAACGATTTGCAGCTTTAGCCAAAGTTGAAGAACGCCATGCTAAAGCATATGAAGATAAATTAAATAGTCTAGAATTTAAAGAAGCTCTATTGGGAGGCAAATAATATGAGTGAAACACACGTATGTGTAGTTTGTGGTCATGAACATGACGAAGCAACAGAAGGCAAATGGAATGAATTGCCTGCAGACTTTACTTGCCCAGAATGTGGTGTGGGTAAAGACGAATACGAAACAATTTAAGAATACGCGCTTGTAGCTCAGTTGGTTAGAGCAGGGGACTCATAATCCCTTGGTCGCGGGTTCGAGTCCCTCCGAGCGCACCATTTTATATGACAATTAATATTCTTGTTAACGGCACCTTTGATATTGTCCATAGAGGACATATTGAGTTACTTAATTATGCTAGAGGTTGCGGCCAGCAACTTATAGTATGCATTGACTCAGATAGACGAGTTAAAGAGTTGAAAGGCAATAGCAGACCTATTAATAGTCAAGAAGATAGAAAACATCTTTTGCAAAATTTAAGAGCAGTTAATGTTGTTCATATATTTGATTCTGCTGAAGAATTAGAAATGCTTTGTAAAAAGTATTCCCCTATAATGGTTAAGGGTAGTGATTATAAAGATAAACCTATTGTAGGTAGTCAATATTGTAAAGAAATTAAATTTGTGGATTTGGTAAATGGATATTCAACAACAAAAACAATTCAAGATATTATTGCTCGGTGATAATTGTATTGATGTTTATCAGTATGGTACTGTAGATCGTATCAGTCCTGAAGCACCGGTGCCTGTATTCAAATTTTCATATGAAGAAAAAAGAGCAGGCATGGCGGGTAATGTTAAGAATAATCTAATTGCACTTGGTGCAGATGTTACCTTTTTACACGGTAAAACTTCTACAAAAACAAGATTAGTTGACCTTAAAAGTAAACAGCATATCGTTAGAATAGACAATGATGTTATATCTGAAGCACTTGTAATTGATCCAATTTTAGATTTGTTTGACGCGGTTGTAATTTCTGATTATAATAAAGGAACAATTAGTTATGAAATGGTTGAACAACTAATTGCAGATTTCTTATGTCCTGTTTTTATAGATACTAAGAAAACTGATCTACAAAGATTTGAGGGATCTATTGTCAAAATCAATAGTTTAGAACATAGTTTAGCTAAAACATTACCTACCGAGTTAATTGTAACTATGGGTAAGTATGGTGCAAAATATAAAGACAAACAGTATTCGGCGCCTTACACTGAGGTGTTTGATGTTTGCGGTGCTGGAGATACATTCCTTGCAGCATTAGTTCTCGAATTCTTAAAAACAAAAGATATAGAAAAGGCAATTGAGATTGCTAACATTGCAGCTAGTATTACAGTAAAGCATATCGGGGTGTATGCGCCTATTTGGGAGGAAATAAATGAGGCTTGAAGGTTTTGTTGAAAAAGGTTGGGGTAGCGAACTTATTTGGGCTACCAATGATAAGTACTGCGGCAAATTAATGAATTTTAATAAAGGTGCAAAATTTAGTATGCACTTTCATTCTGTCAAAGATGAAACATGGTATGTTCTAAGTGGCAAATTTGAAGTCAAATATATCATGACACAGGATGCAAGTATTAAAAGCTATATTTTAAATCAAGGCGATATTTGGAGAAACGAGCCGCTTGAACCACATCAACTTATTTGTTTAGAAGAAGGCACTATCATTGAAGTATCTACGCCTGATTCCGTAGAAGATAATTACAGAGTAATGCCAGGGGATAGTCAGAAATGAAAATCCTAGTTACGGGACATAAAGGATTTATTGGATCCAATATGGTAAAAGCTCTTGCAACTAATCATGAAATTAGTACTTATGAATGGGGCGACGAGTTACCTACAATTAAGGGATTGGATTGGGTCATGCACATTGGCGCAATCAGCGCAACTACAGAACGCAACATAGAAAAGATAATGGAGCAGAACGTAGACTCCAGTGTTTGGTTTTTGCAGGAGTGTGCCAAACACAATGTTAACCTGCAATATTCTAGTTCTGCTAGCGTATATGGATTAAAGCAAAAATTTACAGAAACATCTCCGCTTGATCCTCGCAATCCATATGCTTGGAGCAAGTTTATGTTTGAATGGTATATTAAACAGTTTACTACAAATATTCGAGTACAGGGATTTCGATATTTTAACGTATATGGCCCAGGTGAAGAACACAAGGGTAATCAAGCTAGCCCGTATCATCAGTTTGAAAAACAAGCCAAAGAAACAAAACGTATTAAACTATTTAACGATTCGGATATGTTTTTAAGAGATTTTGTTCCCGTAGAAACAATCATTGATACACATATTAAATTCTTAGATATAAATGAATCAGGAGTTTGGAATATTGGTACAGGCAAAACAAAATCATTTCAAGAAGTAGCAGAAGAAGTTGCTACCAAACATAATGCGGTAATTGAATATATTGATATGCCTGCAATTTTAAAAGATAATTATCAAGCATACACGTGTGCTGATATGACAAAAACTAATACATCACTAGGAAAAATATGACAGCTAGATACACCTCCCAAGCAGCAGTTGAAATGATTGGCAATCGATATGATTTGGTTCTTATTGCATCTATACGAGCAAGAGAATTAAAGCGTGGATATAAGCCATTGATTGATACCGATAATAAACCTATTGTAACTGCTTTGAATGAGATTGAGCAGGGCAAAATTGGTATTGAATATCTTAAAAAGGTCAAAAAGCCTCGATAAAATGCTTGACAGATCGTAATAAATCTGTTATAATAATGTATATTCGGTAATGAATCAACCGCCATTATCGTATATTTTTCTGAAGCGGTTATTTTGTATAATGGAGATTAATATGCTTAAAGAGCGTGTTTTGAATATTCTTAAATCTGGTCGTCAGTTCACACCTGCACAAATTGCTGGCTTGACCAACAGCAAAGAGGACAGCATCCGTCCTCGTATCAGCGAACTCCGTGCAGACGGTTACGCTGTTTACACTAACAGCACAAAGAATGGTAAAATTGCTTACCGTCTTGGCACTCCTTCACGCGCAATGGTAGCTTCTGCTTATGCATTGCACGGTAGCGACGCATTCTAATTTAGATTAGAACGAACACTCCGACCAGTCTATTTTAGATAAAGTGTTTCCGCAAGGCGTCAGCGGAATTTTTATTAGGTTTATATTATGTCATTATTTGTCGTTGAAACTATTACCATATTCAGGCACTACTATGTTATTGATTGTGAATCAGCCGAACACGCTGAGGATACAGTTGTAATGGAAGAAGCTGCAGAATTAGATCAAAAATGTCTAGGAGAAACTATTGTATCTACTAGAGAAATTACTCAAGCCGAGTATGATGTTATCTCAAAAGAAAGCATTAATAGTCACATGGGCGATAAAATGATCCACAAGGTTAATTATGACGTATAATTTTGAAGATCCGAAAGTTCGTAAAGAAGCTAAACGACTGCATCAGATTAGGCGACTAGATGCAAGACCGTTGACAACCGAAGAGGATGCCATTGCAACGGCTTTTGGTAAATGGGATTACCAGAAGAAAAAGAAAGACCTTACACCTGAGCAAAAAGAAGCGATTCGCGTGAAAACTCGCGCGGCGAATAGAGCTAAAAAGGCTGCCCCTGACAAATTTGGTATTACTGAATTTGTTGCTCTAAAGAATCGTGTTGCTGCTCACGAAAAGAAAGGTCGTAAGATGTCGTTTAATCTTACTCCGCAATATATTCAGAGTAAGTTCAATGCCTGTGAAGGTAAATGTGCTATTACGAAAATTCCATTCCAGATGGAATTGGGGACTAAAGGCAATCGCAATCCTTTTAGGCCCAGTGTGGATCGCATTAACTCTAAAAAGGGTTATGTTAAAGGCAATATCCAGATTATCCTGGCAATTGTTAACACCATGAAAATGGACTACACCGATGAAATACTTCATCCGGTAATTAAAGCATGGCATAGTAATATCTAAATTTGGTTTATTATAAATAATTAATCAAATATAGTCGGAGTAATAAATGAAATCTTTGCATGAATCGATCGCAGGTATGTTGTTGGGAAAAATCATTAACGAAAATCATAATGAAATCGTTAAGCATTTAAATTCTGCATCAGGTCCAGATATTGGGGGCGAAACCCCTGCATTTACCCATGGATCCGGGGAAAATAAAGACGGACCTAGCGGTTCTCCTGAACATTCATCGCCAGTAAAAGATCATTATTATCATCAAGGACAATTTGCGACTGGTACAGACGATCAACATGAACACCATATTACAGTAAGTCATCACAATGACGGAACTGCAACTGTTCAACATTCTGCATATCATCAAGAGTGGTCTGATAAAGATGAAGATTATAGTGTTTCTGATAAACACAAGGAAAAACATTTTAAAGATTTACCGTCTGCAATAGCGCACGTTAAAACGTTACATACTCCAGCATAATATCTAATAAACAACAAACCGGCGAGCAATTCGCCGGTTTTCCACGTGTTTCGTAAATTCTACTTATATAAATAATATTAGTATAATTCATTTAAATGGACAAAAAATGAAACAATTTAAGACACTTAGAGAACACCTTAATCAAATTGTAGAAGCAGTTATTAGTGCTAGCGGCAAAAAAACAGAATATGACCATGGTAAGTATATTAAACCATATCTCCCTGGCAACGAAAAACACGCTGAAGGAACACACACTTTAACTTCTGATTCCGGTCATATTGAAGCAGGAAGTCAAGTAACAATCCATAATCATAGAATGATTGATGGTAAAAGTCATGTTACAATTTCCAAACCAAACGATCCAAAAAATAAAATAACAGTTCCGGTATCTAAATTAAAGAAACCTGGAACAAAAGTTGAAAATGAAGGCCATAAATTTGAAACTAAGTTATTTACTCATTTACAAGGGCATGGTATCGTACCTAAAGAGGCGGCCCCGGCAGGATCAACCGGTGGCACAGATTTTCCTATTCAAAATAAAGCTAAGAAAACTAAACATAAAGGTCGTGTAGCTAGCGAGCAAAGTGTTTTCCACGGTGAAGCTAAATTAAATACAAAAGCCGCATTTGGACAATTAACAGTTCATCATTCAGAAGAAAAAGGATGGCATGTGCCAGATAAAGCAAGAACACTTAGACCTCAATTTGCAGAACATATTGAAAAATCTGGTATATTAGACGAGTTGAATAAACATCAAAATCCGTTAAAACATAAAATTGAAACCACTGCTAGTGGAAGAGCAAAGAATATTGTTGTACCCCATCCTGATTTAAAACCAGCTGATGCTTATCTACAAGATCATCATGTTCATGTTCTGCACGTAGGGGGCGGCCATGGCACATACCATGTAGGAACGCATGATGTTACCGGCCATGGATTCCCTCCTTTAACAGGTAAAGGAAAATGGACTGCTAGAGAAAAAGATGCAGGCAATAAAACTGCGCGTACAATTATGTTTCAACCAGACGGAAAAGCAGGATTAGACAACAGTCACATCAATTTAGAAAAAGATGACCATGCAAAGGCATTTAAGAAGACTCTAGGATTAAAATAATATGTTTTCCTTTTCATCTTACCTAAAAGAATCTGCGAATGAAGATAAGTTAACCCATTTAGAGCACGTTGAAGATCATCCAATTAATGCAGGCACAGAAGGTTTTAATCACGCTTTTAATACCCTTCAAGAAACACATCGTGCTCTGCAAGGCAAAAAATCATCTGTATCTATATCGACAAAGTATGATGGTTCCCCTTCAGTTATATTTGGACACCATCCTGAGACAGGTAGATTCTTCGTTGCGTCTAAATCTGTATTCAATAAAAATCCAAAGTTAAATTATACTGAATCTGACATACAACAGAATCACGGTCATGCACCTGGTCTTGTTGCTAAGTTAACTGCCGCTCTGCATCATTTACAAAAAGTAACTCCCAATCGTGGAGTGTACCAGGGTGATATTA